ATACTTCTTATACAATAGAGGATACTATGGTACACAAACCGATTCGGCAATGTGTCAACCATACTCTACTGGTAATAACGGAGCATTCATGTCATTCCATAAATCTGGATACTACGCTATTAACTTAGGTTTGGATGGTGATAACCTTATACGTTGGGGTGGTTGGTCTTCAAGATGGCAGAGATATTATTTGAACGATGATACATTGGGTACTCCTTATGTACTCCGTTCAAACTTTGATAACTATGGTGGTGGTGGTGTTTGGGTATCTGATGATGGTGACCTTTGTGATTTGAACGATGGTTACTTAGCATTAAGAGCTTCGTATGGTTTAAGAATTCACACTGGTAATAGAGGTGGTGGTGCTACTATCGCATTAAGATATGATGGACAGATTATAGCATCAAACAACATCATTGCGTATGGTTCTCCTTCGGATAGACGATTAAAAGATAATGTAATACCTTTAGAAAATTCATTAGAAAAAATAATGAAAATGAGAGGTGTTGAATTTGATTGGAGAGAAGGTACTGATGAATACGAAACAACAGGATTAAGACATGATATTGGATTTATCGCTCAAGAAGTTGAAGATATAGTTCCTGATTTGGTTAGGGAGGGTGCTGATGGATATTTGGCAATTAGAGATAGAGGTATTCCAGCATTACTATTGGAAGCTATTAAAGAATTGAAAAATGAATTAGATGAAACTAAAAAAGAATTAAAAGAATTAAAAGAAAAAATGAGTTTTGAATAAAAACTATATATTTATATATATAAAACGGAATAATTATGGCAATTAAAATAGCAGCATCAATTGGAACATCCCAAGGTATAACCGATGGGGCTTATGTAAGAATACATCGCTATGTGGTGGATAGAAACAAAGGTGCATTGGAATTATATGTGAGTATTTTTAAAGATGAAGAAACGGCACGATTATTAGAAACAAATATTTCTAATCGTATGGGTGCACCTATTCAAGAAAGATTTCTTGCAAAAGTAGATGCAATACCACATTGGCATTCAATAGAAATGGCTAGAGTTGAAACTGAAATTATAGATGGTAGAGAGTATCAAAAGAAAGTACCTGATTTTAGTGCATTAGAGGGAGATAATATATTTGCAAAAGCATATCCTTTGTTAAAATCAAAGATAGCAGCAGATTTAATCGAAAGGAATGTAATTCAATCGGCAACAGTATTACAAGACGTATAAAACAAAATAAAATGACAACACATATAGAAGATAAAATTATATTTGGAAAAACAATTAATACTGTTTTTACTAATTTATTAAGATACGATTTAGAATACGATGATTGTGTACTTAGATATGAATTAAAGTATCGAAATCCTAATAGAGAATCAGTAGCAATTCCAGATGTTGTTATAACTAATGGAGAATGGAAAGTTCCTGAAACGGTATTAAATGCATGGAGTGGTAGTAATTATTTTTTAGCAGAAAAATTATGTGAAGATTTTAATTTTACAGTAATAAGGCATGATAATAGTTAATTTATAATTTAATATATTTATACTAAACAATAACAAAATGGCAATTAATTATACTTGGAAAATAACATCCTTAAAAAAAGCAAATAATAACGATTTAGAAAATGTTATTATTGGAACAAGATGGGAATGTATTGGTACAGATGATTCTGATGGAGTATCTGGTACATTTGTGGGAGCAACCCCATTTTCATTAAATTCGGTAAACCCTGATAACTTTGTAGAGTATTCATCTTTAACCGAAACTGAAGTTTTGGGTTGGATTAAAAATCACGTTAGTGGTTCTACACCAACAAACTATTGGCCTCATATTAGTGAGAGAATCGAAAAAGCAATTGAAGCTAGTAGAGGAGTTGTTCAAGATGTAAACGAAATAGATTTACCTTGGTCACCTGTATCTGGTTCTAATTCTGGTTCAATAGCACAATAATAATATAAAAAATGGTATAGTTTAAATATCCAAAGCATTATATTATGTTTTGGATATTTTCTTTATATTTATATCTGTATTTCATAACTAGCAAATACAAACTTAAAACACAAATTGGAGAAATAAAATGGCAGAAAGAATCGTATCACCTGGCGTATTCACAAGAGAAAATGACCTATCCTTCTTAGCGCAAGGAATTGGTGAAATTGGAGCAGCATTCATAGGACCTTTTAAGCAAGGACCTGTATTCGTTCCAACCATTGTGAGAACACAATCAGAATTCGAAAGTATATTCGGAACACCTGATGGGACTTATTATACTGAATATGCAGTACAAAACTACTTAAGAGAAGCTGGAGTAGCAACAATCGTAAGAGTTGGTGGAGTTGGTGGATACCAACAAACCGCACCTTTAGCTATTTTTGCTAGTGGTTCTCAAAATCAAAGTTTAGGAACAAAATTAATTGGTGTATTACACTCAACAAAAAATGGTTTTCAAAACTACGGATTTCAAGGAGCAATTGTATCAAGCGATAGTGTTAATGATGGTTCATTTATTTTATCTGGATCTGGGTTACCTTGGGTATCAGCATCCATACTACCATCAGACCCTAATGATTTAGCCGATGTATTTGGTGAATCTCCACTTGGTACTAAAGCAGCTTATGTATATAATTATTTTGAAAATGTAGCATCATTTTACACAGGTTCAGCAACAACTGGTTCTGGTGCAAATAATATTGTAATAAGTAGAGTTGTATTACCAACACAAGATTTCGCATTTGATGCACAAGCCGCAGAAACTCCATTTGTTCAATCACAATTAATTAGTGGTGAGAGATATGACCTTTTCAAATTTGTAACTTTAGGACATGGTACATTATATAATACTAAATTTAAAATTGGTATTTCTAATGTAAAGGCAGCTGGTGAAGATGGTGGTACTGATTATTCTACATTTACTGTAACAATCCGTTCATTCGGTGATACTGATAAGAGAAAGAGTGTTGTTGAAACATATAACAATGTAAACTTAGACCCTGCTTCTCCTAACTATATTGCTAGAAGAATTGGTGATAGATATTTCACAATTGGTTTGGATGGTAAAATGACAGAATTTGGTGATTATACAAACAAATCACAATATGTGAGAGTTGAAATGTCACTTAATAGTGTAGCAAATCCAATATCAGCAGCACCATTCGGACATGGAGCATATACAAATCCAATTAAAGCAACAAATAACGCAGAATCGCTTTTAGTACCTGCTGTAACATATCAAACTAATTCTACTGGTAACACATCATCATCTCCAATTTATTATTCTGGATTTGATTTTGAAACAAACGGAATTAAATTAGATAACGCAAACTACTTAAAACCAATTCCAACAAACGCTGAGACTGGTTCTAACGTAGCATTTGCATTTGATGCAAACGGATTAACTTATGTAATGACCGGTTCAGTTTCATCTGATATGGTTAAGAGACAATTTGTATTAGGATTCCAAATGGGATTTGATGGAACTAACCCAACTATACCAATATTAAAAGCTGGTGATACTGGTTGGGGTAATGGTAATACGCAAGGATTCAATTGTTCTACTTCAACATCATCTGGTTCGGTTGCATATACAAAAGCAATTGCAGCTATTTCAAACCCTGATGAGTATGATATTAATATGGTGGTAACTCCTGGTATTGTAAGAAGATTACACCCAGCTATTACTACTAGAGTAATTGATATGGTTGAAGAAAGACAAGATGCATTCTATATCGCTGATTTCAACGATTACGATGATACAATAACTATGGCAACTGACGAAGCTAATTCAGTAGATTCAAACTACGTTGGTACTTACTATCCTTGGGTTAAAACAATTGATACAAATACTAACAAACTTACAACTGTTCCACCATCTACATTGTTACCAGCGGTTTACGCTTCTAACGATAGATTGGCAGCAGAGTGGTTCGCACCTGCTGGTTTGAATAGAGGTGGTATTGTAGGAGCAGTTAGTGTATTGAATAGATTAACACATTCTGAAAGAGATACTCTATATGAGAACAAAGTAAACCCAATCGCAGCATTCCCTGGACAAGGTATTGTAGCATTCGGACAGAAGACATTGCAAGATAAGGCATCCGCTTTAGATAGAATCAATGTTAGAAGATTACTTATCACTGTTAAGAAGTTTATCGCATCTACTTCTCGTTACTTAGTATTCGAACAAAATACTTCAGAGACTAGAGGAAGATTCTTGAACACTGTTAATCCATATTTGGAAACAATTCAACAAAGACAAGGTTTATACGCATTCAAAGTGGTGATGGATGAAACCAACAACACTCCGGATGTAATAGATAGAAATATTATGGCGGGACAAATTTTCTTACAACCGGCTAAGACAGCTGAATTCATAGTAATTGATTTCAACATCTTACCAACTGGAGCAAGTTTCTCAGCATAATATAAAAACAAACAAATTAGATATTTATAATTAAATAAAAGGGCAATAAAAATGGCAGATATTCTATCCTTCGATAAGATGTTCTATACGAACTTCGAACCAAAAATGAAAAACCGTTATATAATGGAGTTGACTGATACGTCAATCCCATCATTTACGGTAAGTGCGGCGAATCGCCCATCAATTCAATTTGAAACTGTAAAAATAGACCACATCAACGTTTATAGAAAGTTGAAAGGTAAAGGTGAGTGGCAAGATTTGGAGATTACCTTGTATGACCCAATCGTACCATCAGCAGCACAGGCAGTAATGGAATGGATTCGTTTATCACATGAATCTATTACTGGTAGAGATGGATATGCAGAAATGTATAAAAAAGAGATCGATTTTTACCTATTAGGACCGGTTGGTGATAAAATTGAACAATGGAAGTTGAAAGGTGCATTCATTCAAGCAGCTAACTTTGGAGATTTAGCATAT